ATTTTTTGCAGAACATCCAATGCAGACGCATTGTCATCGTTGGTAGCGAAATCGAATGTCTCCCCTCGGGGAGTCCAGTAATTATTCTCCAGCGCGTTGATGGTGCTCACGTCTATCTGTTCCGCCGACATGCCCCGACTGGTCAGGACATGCATGATCGCGCCGCTCATTGTACGCGAGGCATACCCGTCATAGATCCGAGTCGCTACCAGATTAACGCGTCTATCCGACTGTGAAGCCAGTCGGTTACCGGTACGAATAGTCAAAGCAAGTGTCGTCACATTGGCATATCGTGCGGGTGATTTGCTTAACCGCGATCGCAGCGCCTGCCAATACACATTATTGACGGTACGTGATCCGCCCATCTTAGTGGTTCGTCTGACTCTTACTTCGTACTGAGCCGACGCCAGCCCACTGATGCGCTTAGTGTAGCCGTGTCCGTTCACGGTTTGATTCGTCAGACGATATGCCACTTGTGACCATGACCCACCACTGGCGATATTACGGTACTGGACTATGATATTGACGGTGTGGGACTGTGAATCCCCATTTTTTTTGTACTGTATATGCCCGTTGGGGAACAAAAAGTTATTCTCAATAACCGTCGTCTTCTCCCCTTCAGGACAGGCCAGAAACGGTCCCAGCCAGTTTTCAGCGTCATTCTCGCCAGAGACCGAGGCATCAAGAACGGTTCGGCTGTTAAATCCCGGCCAATTGCTATCAACGCCGCCCGTTATCTTCAGTCGGTTAACGGTGATTGTTGTGTCATCAACACCGGTAATGATGAACTGCCCCACGCCATACATCAGAGCCAGCCGCAAAACGCCCAACGGAAGGCCACCGAACGCCACACCGGTTGCTGAGCTATAGGCCAGCGTAATATGTGCTTCCACGCCCGCAGACCCGCCACTGGATGCGACACCGGCCACGCTGACCGGAGCCTCACCAAACACTACAGCGGGCAGATTTGAATGTGTGAGACTCCCACCGGAAAAGGGGCTAGCAGATTCCTGAATAACTACCCTGCCCTCATACTCTACGGCGACACACCCCGATCCCGTCAACGCCCCCGTAATAGTATTCAAGAGTCCGACCATATTGATATAGTTGGCAATAAGGCTGATCGGATACGTTTTCCCTTTCCAGGTGATATTGAAGGTATAGCTGGTTCCACTGAAATCATACGTTGTGGGTGCGGCACTGGCTGTAATGCTGGCCGCGTTACCCCCCACACCGGGTATGGGCGTAACTGCGGGTGTATAAGAAGCAATAAATAAGTTGTAACTGGTATCGTTGAAGGTCAGCGTAACCGGATTGCCCACAATGGGACCCAACTCAGTGAAGTTGCCATAAATAACACTGTATCCCCCGACCTTGCCGACGACATAACTGTCAGGGGCATTAACGGTAATAACAGTGCCTGCAACCCACGAATGTGGCACGCTCAGATCATCTGCATTTTCGCCACTATTCTCATTGCTCACACCTATCAGGGTGATAGTGTTTCCGGTAAAAAGGATGGCATCAGCATTAACATAAATACTGCCTGGCGCGGTTGAATTGGTGTCCAGACCACTGCCACTGGACGTGCCGCCCACTTCTGTTGATGACCACCAGTTTTGCGATCGGGTATCACTCGATACCGTGGCACCCGGACCGTAAAGGGTATAACTCACATCATCACCAAAACTGGATACCGGCGTCGAACCGATCCGCATTGTAGATTGCGGGATGGAGTAACGCCCTACCCCCACACAAACCATCATTTCGGTACGGTAAATTTCGGGGTTAGTCGCGTCGAATCGTGAGGTGGGTTGCACGATATAGTCGGGATACACACGGTATTTGCCAAACACTTCGCGGATAGGATCACCCAGTTTCACGTTATTGGCTTTTGCGGGAGACAGGTTGAGCTGATCGCCCGAGGAGCCGGTGGTATTTCCCGGCGTGTCCAGCGTGCTCATCATGTAGAGGGAATACGCCGCCGATGCGACAGCCAATGCCACTGCCGCCCACAACGCAAATTCTGCACCCGTCCCGTAGGGAACCGGATATACCCGAACATCACTTTCCGGGCTGATAAAGCAAAGTGGCCACGCTGATACGGGTATCGGTTTTCCGTTAACTTCAACCGCGACCGGCTGACACAGATCATGTTGATAATCCGTTACGTTGACGCTGAACCAGTGATCCAATGACATGGATTGGTGTTCATGTGTCTCCAGCGGCTCCCCCGGCAGCCGAGAGGGATAAATTCTGATGGTCATTGCCAGAACTCCACTTTAACAAAGCGACGGCAGAACCGCGCCAACGGCAGGAATCCTTCTTCGGCTAGTGCCAGGCTAAACTGAGTAGCGCTCCAGGGGTCAAAACCGATTTCACGTAGGCTTTCACCCGCCACCCACTGTTGTAGTTCCTCTTTGATCTGCCCGTGATCGATAACATCGCCATCCGTCAACGTCAGTTTGCCAAGTTCGGCCCACTTGCGGTAAAGCTCGGCCATCTGCCGGGAACAACGCTCCAGCCGACCTTCGGGCAACCAAAACTTGAAGTCGGCATGGACATGCCCGTTATTGGCCTGCCAGATCTTTACGGCGGCGCAGATATCGATTTTGTTCGATAGGTCAACACCCACCCATAACGGGTAGGTCTTCAGTTCATGCTGTGGCGCGATGTACTCACACTTGCCCCATTTCAACATGTCCATCCAAGCAGCCTCAGCGGTTACCCACAGGTTCATGTGCTTGGTGAAGAAGTTATGACGGGCGGAAACCTGCTCTTTAGCCTTCTTGGCCAGTCGGCGCAAATCGTCCCAACGCTTGCAGATACCTAGCCCCGGATTGGCTTTCTGCCAGACCTTCTCATCAAAGGGATCATCCTCTTTGTCCAGGGTAAAGATGATGCCGAAAAAAGTGTCATCCTCAAACTGGCCAGTCGCCGCCCCCTGCAAAACCTTGATGGCATAGTCGCGCAGTTCGTAGCAGATCCCCTCCTTGTTAAACCCTGCGGTCGTAATACCGAATAATAATGATTGCAGGCGCGCACCCGTTGCTGTTTCCAGCACATCCCACACGTCGCGGGTTTTATGGGCATGAAGCTCGTCAACGATGGCGCAGTGAATGTTCAGGCCGTCCAGGTTGTTGGCATCGCTGGACAGTGGGCCGAAACGTGACGAGGTTTGCTCCTGAAAGATTGCCAACTTATTGAACTCAAACAGCCTGCCCAATGTTGACCGAGCTTGCTTGATCATGCTTTTGGCATCTTCAAACACGATCCGGGCCTGCTCGCGGGTGGTGGCAGCAGAGTAAACCTCGGCCCCGCCCTCACCGTCTGCGCCGGTCATGTACAGGCAAACACCAGAAGACAAGGTGGACTTGGCATTCTTACGCGCCACCTCGTTGTAAGCAGTGCGGAACCGGCGCACCATAACCGGGCGACCACTACCATCATTGCGCAGTACTACTTCACCGGTATTCTCATCAATAAGAGGGATGATGAAGCCGAAAATGTTAATCAAAATGAAAATGTGCCAATCCATCAATTCGATCGGCTGGCCTGCCAGCGCCCCTTTAACGTGGGGTACAAACTTATAGAAATTGAGGATGTGTTGCGCTCGAGCTTCGCTGAATGTAATCCCACGCTCCGGCCCGAACTTGAGGTCGTTAAGGAAGCGCTGGCATGACAACCTAACCAGTTCACAGGCAACAATTTCCCCCGCCACGACGCGCTCGGCGTAGCGAATACCATCGGTAACCTTAGCCATTAATCTCTCGCTTTAAGGAAATCAGCCAGCGGATCGTCTGCATCGGGTGCCGTGGCATTAACTTTTGAACGGCTGGCCGGTGTCATACCGAACTCAGCCAACATTGCGCGGATGCGCTTCCAGACGTCAGCTTTCATCATGGCTGCCGGGTGTGGCTTGATCATACGAATTTCGCGTTCCTTGCGTTCGTCGCCATCGTCCTCACTGTACACGGCGTAGGTATAGCCTTCCCGATCCAGCGTATCGCAGTGGTGCCGATACTCGGTATAAGCTTCGACCAGCAATTCAAGCGCCCGACCATCGAGCTGTGACATAACGCCGAGTGCGTCAAGTTCCTCGGCCATCCGTTTAAACCAATACTTCCCCTGCTTATCAAAATGCTTGGGAGTTGGGGGTACCCCTGTTGGGGGTTTTGGCTCGTTTTTATTTATGGCCCGTTTTGATGGGTTACCCCTAACCAAACGTAGATGGGTAGGGGTTTTCGGTGGCCCTGACATAATCGAAAACTCCTATTAATCATCGCTTGGGGTACCCCAAAAAAAAGTTTCTAACCTGCGGGTGCGTGAGGAAACGTAATGCGGCGGTACTTGGGGCTTAGGGTTGCAGAGATTTGATCCCCCCTCCCCATTGATGATACTCATTCTCACTTGATGAAAAATGATTCAAAATGCAATCATTTCATGGTGTGATTTGTTTAGCCTGCCTGCTGGAGTTCCGCGAAAAGCAGACCAATTGCAACAGTCGCCTCGCCACCTGGATAGTCACTGAGCAGCTTTCGAATAGCATCAGTACATTGTTGTACGTTCTGCTGTTGATCGGCAGGCAGGGAGGCAATCAGCCCTTTGAATAACAATACTGTTTCATCATCTCTGGTCATCGCATTCTCTCCGTTGCTGTCTTGCTGCGGTGGCACGGCCAACACAGGCTTTCGAGGTTGCTATCGTCATCGGTACCCCCATGTGCCTTGGGTACGATGTGATCGACTGTTGTAGCAGGTACTGCTCGACTGTTACGCAGGCATTCCTGGCAGATGTGGTTATCACGCTTGAGGACGCGGGCGCGGCGAATAGTCCAGTCGTTACCGTAACCGCGCTGGTGCCTACTCTTACCCTGCTGGTGTACTTCCCAGCCGGTGTTCTGGTGTTCGGTACAGTAGCCTGAGCGGTCGGTGGTGGTATGGCGGCAACCGTGCTTGCGGCATGCCCTGGGTATCCTGGGTGGCATGGGGTACCTCAAATAGAAAAGCCCCGGACTATGCCGAGGCTCAGGGTTATTGTTCATAGCCAACAGATTCAGAAAGCTGTTGGCTATGAACGAAATGCTATAGTTAATTGGTGTGAGGCGTGTAGATTAAAAGTTAAACTGCCTTATTCGTACCAGATACTTTGATGTTGTTTGTGCCTTCGCTCGTAACAACCGTGGTTAGTCGGCCATCACTACGCCCTGCATTGTTTTGCCATTGAAGAGGGCGTAAGTTGCTCATAGCATCTGTCCCATCTTTGGATACCGTTTGAATGTGGTCAATTTCCCACCCATAAACACTGTCCCGATTCCCATATTTATCGCGGGACATCCAAGCCCCACACTGGTCTTTACGGAATTTGTTTTTATCATTGTTAGAGGCGATAGTTCCTTTTTCCCATACCTCTTGAATTTGTTGCTCTGTCCAATTTGCCATTCTAATTTCCTTATCAAACGCCTCACCACAATAACATTGTGGTTATCCATGGTAATTTCAACCGGTGAAAATATTTTTATTTTTTGGAAAATTGAGAAAGTATTTAGCAACTTAAATTGGGGGTCAGGTCTCATTCAGTGAATAATATCCCGCCACCACTTGATTAACCCCTCAATCCTTGAAGCACATATATCCAATTCACCCTGGCTAACCTGCAATGCAATGACAGCATCACCGAAGGTTTCCCCTGTGAATGGTGTCTGTTCGCACTGTTGAAGCAATACCGCTGGCGGGTACACGTAGATCAACTTAGGGGCTGGCGGGGGTGCTGGTCTCTCTGCGCAAGATACGCTTAACATCATCAGGCAAAGGCTGATTGCCAGCGTCGCTATGCTCCAGCGCCTTGCGTAACGTTCTGTTTTCAGCATCGGCTTTTGCCCTCTTCTGCTGTTCAAGCTTTAACTGTTCTTCCGTGGCTCGACGGTCAGCGCCAGCGGCATCCTTGAGCGCAGTGATTGTCCCGTCACGGTCTTTCACTGCATCCACCAGCGTTTTGTTTTCCTTCTGCGCAGCATCCAAATCGTCTGATAGCGAAGATGCATACCAGCTTAGACAGATGGCCACCAGCAGCAGGCTGATCAATCCGTACTTACTCATACTGATAGCTCGAAGTGAGGACTATCTGTTTCTCCCTTTTCTTGAATGCCGTTTCCGTTCCAATCTGCACCCCAGGTGATTTTCACACCCAGTTCACTGGCAGCTTGAAACATCGTCTTAGATACGGCCTTAAAAGAAGCTAAGTTGTCCCAGCCGGTCACCGGCAATAAATCAACAGCATTGCCATCGATATGCTTGGATTTCATTGTCCAAGTGACAATCTTGCCTTCCGTTTTTCTTCCCTGGTCGTATAGCTGCTGTTGCCGCGCTACAGTGCGCACCCCTTCGATCACAATAAAATCAACAGTAGTAATCTCAATAGCACGGCGGACTACCTTTACCAGCGCCGGGTTAACGCCTTTGAGATTACCCTCACTGCGCTGGCTGAATCTGAAATTAGGCATCACTACCTCTCCTTACTTTAAACAACTGCACCACGTTGCCCTTAGCCCTCAACACAAGCAGGCAGAGCACGATGTTGATAAATAGCTCAGCGGGATCCGTAGTTCCCTCGTAAGCACCAATTGCAATACGGATCGCTACTGAACCGGTGGCAAACATCAGCCCCCAAGCTAGATATGCACCCCAGCGAACGTATTCGGTGCCATTTCGACGGAATGAGAACACGCGGATAAAAATAACTGCACAAACGACAGCATTGAGCAGCGTTTCTGGATCATGAGTTATCATCATCGCTGTCCCCTTTTTTCGTTGAATTTCGCTTATTGATCCGCATCAGTATGTAAACAGCGCAACCGGCTGCGAATAAAGCTCCAGCAGCATCAGCCCCCCGATCATATCCCCCAGGTAGGGCGGCAATAATCATGGATGCCGCAGGCTTATAC